GGGTTTCCAAACGTTTGGAATAACCATTTATATATTCCTCAACAAATTCAACTTCAGGCCATTTATCATAATAATTTGCTTTTATGGTTTTAATAATAGATGGATCTCCTGGATATACTAATTCATATTTATTTGCTTCCTTCTTATCATTTGTTTGAAAGACCAAAGGCCAAGGAAATACAATTTCATCACCATCATCACGTTTGCTATTGTCATCAACTGTAATGTTAGTACTACCTAATACTGCATTTCTCCTATCAATATCCTCCCTAACATTCCAAGCTGAACTATGAACATCTTCCATCAATCTAAGAAAACCTTCTGTGGTTGCCATAATAACCGCAACCACATTTTTAATTGTTGGCTTAAAACCAATTCCTGTCTCCTTTTTCTCAATCTTTAATGCCAATTCTTCTGACAATGCTTTTTCAAGAGCATTAAGTTCAACAATGAATTCTCCTTCCATTCTATTTCTTTCATCAATGAATCCTGTAATATTAAAAACTGGCGTGGTTTTTGATTCACCTGATAATGTATATTTGTAATATATAGTCTTCTCAATCCTTTCACGGCAAATATCTTCAGTTAAATTTTCAAAATCACTTAATGGATTAGATTTATTCTTTGTCCTATATGTTTTGCACCAATCAATATCCGCATCAACCACATTAAACAAATCATAATTTATATCATTAGTAATAGGTAATGTTCCATAAATTCCAAAAGTGGGATTATCATTTAATTCAGCTGTATATTTTGAAATTATGGTTTTTAAATCACTTTCAACCAAAAATAACCTCCCATCCTTAATGTTATCAATCAATTCTTTCTTAACACCAAATATAACCTTCTCTGTGTTATTTAAACTTATTGGCCTTGTATCCAAATATTTATTAAACCAAGACCTAAGATTACCCCTAATTTCCTGATAATAATTGGCAAGAAATTTCTTATACCTTTTCCCATCTGTTAACTTCTGAACATCAACCTTATTCAATGAGTTTAAAACATTCTGCTCAAACATCTCAAGTTTGTATGTTAATTCAGTTAATGTTAACTCTGGGAAATTCATATCAATCAACCCCTTTGATTTATAATCCTTATATACTTCTATTATCTTCTGATAACCAAGTTGGGTATTAACCTCAAAATCAGTTGTATCCCCAAATGAAACTTGAGTTTGGTCTCCCAATTGAGTACTTATGTCATTGACTTGGGATGGAGTTAAATTTGAAATATTTGTAGTATTTGATTGAGTTATTTTATATTTCTTTGAATACATATTTGGACAAGCAATCAAATGTCCAACACTAATATCAGATAACACATTATACTTAAATCCAAGAAACTCCAAAGTAACTGTATAATCTCCATTGTTTGCATTATAAGATGCATTAAACTTCAATAAAACTAACTCATACCTAACAGCCTTTCCATAATATCCTTTAATAGTCAAATAAAATGGGGGATATGGTAAATTGAAGAATGCTGCATATGGTGATTCATTACCTAAACTAAATAACGCCCTTCCTTGAACATCTTCCATAATAACTGTAACAGTTGGCACAAAAGATGAATTTGTCCTAATAGCAATACTCTTTATACCAAATAATGTATTATCTTCAACATTAGTAGCATAATTCAATGTATAAGTTTCATTGTTTTCCTTTACTTGTTTGGAGTTTTGTTGATTTTTACCACCCTTTTCAGTTAAAGAATCTTTCCCTGTAAGTTCATCATAATATCCAGATGTGAAATAATCATCCCCAGTATTTGGTTTCAAGAAATTTATTGAAGCAATATTCACATTCCTAACATTATCATTAACTGGACCCCCAACCAATAGTTTTGTTCTTGGAATCAACTTTGTTTCCAGATTGGCATACATAACAAAGTCTTCAGGTATTACTGCCCTGTCAATAACTTCCCCAGTATTTGTAATTACCTTGTTGGGGTCTATATATATAACATTCTGATAATCATATATAACATGTACATCACCTTGCTCATTTGCCATATTGGATATATTTATTTTCCATAATAAAAGAAATAATTTTCTACTGCGTTTTTATAATCTAATAAAGATGTTTCCAATGGAAAGGGTATTTTTAACATAGCCCCATCATATATGTTGTTTTCAAGGCCACCATGCTCCGGATTTGCTGCCAAAATGAGCCAACCAAAGAAGGGGGTTTGATAATATTGCTGTGACACCTTATCCAATCTGCTAACATTTTTCTTATAAAAGAAAACATTATCACTTGACTTGGAAGGTATCTTTACAAAAGGCACAACTTTCTGATCACCATTAAAGGTGAATTGTGAATATCTATTATAATATTTTAAACTCATCTCATTAATTTATTTTTAACTAGAATAAATCCATTACTATTCTTATTCCATGTAGTTTTATTGCTATCATAATTATCAACACCATTCAAAGTTAATATTGCAGTTTTAGTATCATTATCAGGAGATTCAATTACCTCATATGCACTTATATATCCTGCTGTACCATTTGGTTTAATCTCCTTTAATTCAACAAGCATATCATTTGTATATTTAGTTAAGTTTGTTAAGAATGTAACAGTCACCTCTTTGTATTTATTATTATATCTAATCAACTTCTCACCCCAATAACTCTTAAATATTTTTGATATCTTTTCATTATTTGATGTGAAGTTTTTATCAGGGTTAATTGACTTTAAAAGAATTTGTTTTTCAAAATTCTCTAAACCATTCTTATCTCTAAATGCACCATATAATAATAAATAGAGTAAACTATCTTGGTCACTTGAAAATATGTCCTTTGGGTTATCTATATTTATTTTTAAATATGGCAAGAAATATGTTTCAATACGTTGTGCAATTCCAGATAACACATTCTGTATTCCAGTTAATAAATTAACTAATTTAAAAACAAAGAAATTTCCAGTTTTATCCACATATCCATCATGGCCAAGATATGAATTGTGAGTTGAAATTACAAATAATGCTTTACTTAAAACTTTTTGATATTTCTCCTGGGCATCAAGAATTGCTTTTGTTAGAATGTTAATATTGTTGTTAACTTTAACCATTTCATTATCAACATATAACTGATAATTATTTGACACATCAAACTTTATACTCTTTTCAGAACTAAATTCTTCATTTATTTGTTGAATAAATCCATCAGAATTACTCTTTATAGTATCTTTAATTGTTTTAACATAATCATCTATTGTTTTTTGATAATCTGTTGGAACACCCAATAACTTAAATTCACCTTCTGTTGTTGGGTTGTAAATACCATTAACATTATTCAATGATTTTAATATCAAAGAAACCAATTCAATATTATATGCTTTTGAATTTTCTTGAATAACTGAATTAATTGTATTTACATAACTGGTGGAGGCTTCGACTAATTCCGTTGCCAAAGTAATATAATTTAATGTGGTTGCTGTAGTGTTAATTTCACCTATTGTCTTATATGTATTTACAACTTTAACATCGTCAAAATTTTCTGTTTTACCTTTTTCTTTTTCCTTTATAAAATCCAATATCTTTTCATCCATATCATCCAAACTATTATCAGTCTTATCTGCCCTTGCATCATAAACCTCTGTATTTGCATAATAATTAAATGATAAAGCATTCTGCAATTTATCAACAGCATTACTCAATCCACTTGCCCCAACAAACTTGAAACTCAAAGAAACCTTTGCAATCATAGGTTGAAATCCAATCCCTTCAGGATTTATATCCCAATGTAATGGATCATAACTAATAGCTAAATTATCAGGTATAATCTTTGTATGAAAGAAATCCCCTACCCTCAATACCAAAACTGGAGGAACACCAAATGCTGTGTTTCTTGCATCCTTAAATTCCTTCACACCACCTTCCCTTATGGTAGGTATTGTATCCCCAGGTCTAACACATTGTTGAAGAAACGTCAATCTACCATTCAAACCTTCTGGTGTTGTGGAATGGAAAGCCGGACTAAAATATTTTAATTTTTCCTTTATGTTATTATATATGAATGGATTTGTTTCCTCTATGGTTTCAAAATAATCACATTCTGTTAAAAGTTTTTGTAAAACCCTTTTTGATACATTCTTATATAATTTAACCTGTTCTGTATTAAGTTTAACTTCAGTGGTTTGTTTTGTTACTTTAACATTAGATTCATATGAACTATTTGCTGATGAATTTTGAATTAATGAAAAAGGGTCTGTTGCCAAAGTTGGCATAACACCTTTTGCAATTGCTTTCACATCTTTTATAGCAACTCTTCTACAAGCCATAGCTGGAACACTTGTTATAGCATTTTCTGTAAAAACACTACAATTTGGGACAGATACAGTTTTACCACTTGTTGAGTTGGCAACAACTCCTGTTTCCTCACCAAGAATATTTGTCTTTATGGTAAAGTTTTTTGATTTTATGTTATTTTTTAAATAAGTTGTAATACTAATATTACGTCTTTGACTTAATGCTTTATTATAATCAATAGATGCTGGTTTTGATGCAGATGAGTTAAGAGTTAACTCAATAGTATTTCCCTCATTCTGTGCAAGAAACTCATTACATTCAGTTACAAACTTATTAAGGTATGCAAAATTATCTTTTACATATAAATCCATAAAACTTTTTAATTGTGCTTGATTATATAATGTTGATGCCGTATATGAATTAAAAGCACTAACATAATCAGAATTAGTTGATTTTGGAACATCATTATCAAAATAAAATGCATATTCCTTATATTTGTCAAATCTTGTATCTGTCTTATCTGGGGGTGTATCAACTTGTGATGGATTTATTGGATCAACATTTGTAACAACTGTTCTCTTGATATAACTAACATCATCTTTAACTGATGTACTTTCCTTAACAATTTTTTGAATTTCCTCAAGTTCAGATAAGGTCATTGTATTATATATCTTTGCCAAATCATATATGTCATATTTCAAACAACCAGCAAAGAAAGATGATAATATACCATTAATCACCTCTGAATTGTTCTCTTTCTCTAAAATTCTATTTGTGATTAAATTCAAAACAGATGGATGATCCACAACAATTGAAAACTCCAATGACCCTGTTCTTGTTGTATTTTTATAGGTGAACACAGGTTCTGGTCTTCCCAAAAACTCATTTGAATTCCAAGTGGATGATGATGAATCTGTAACCTTTAAATCATATGGTGGAAACCACATTAACCTTCCCCCATTTGGACCTTTTTCACATTCTGGCAAATCCAAAAACTTATTTGTTGTTCTCCATGCCAAATTCTCAATAGATAACATATACTTCTTTGAATCATTCCCCTTCCTTGGGGCAATACTCAAATCATATGTTTTATTGATAACTGAACCTTTTAATCTCCTTCCTTCATTTGTAATACCACTTGTCTTTTGCAAACGGTCATATGTCATATAAGGTGAGTCCTTTGTAAACAATCTACAATATTCCTGGAATGAACCTCCAACCAAATTCTGTGGGTCTTGATACTTATATGCCTTAACTCTTGAACCTTTTGTTATTTCCTTATATCCATCATTAAAAACCTTACTAACTTGATCCATAGCATTACCCACATGTTTTAACCTATTTGCCCCATTTGGCTGTGAGTTAATAATCCTTTGTGTATCATCCAATATTGAACCATCCTTAAAATCATAATTGGTTGATTCTGTCCCATCAAAAGTGGTTTGCTTTGTTCCATTATCCCCAAATATCTCGCCACCTTTTCCTGCATTCTTTCCTGCATTATTCTTATATTTTGGTGAAACCCATGTTAAACCACCTTCAATACCTCCACCATCAATATCACTTTTTCCATTAAATCCAATGGATGGATTGAAAGTTTCACCCTCATATACCTTTGAAACCTCTGTTGAACCATACACACTCTTTTGAATACGTCTTCCAAATTGGTCAATTGGTAAATCATCTTCTGGTGAAAGAATATCAATAATATCCAGATTATCATTTCCAATATAATAGGTGCTTTTGTTGTTTGTGAATAAATCCAAGAAAGAACCTATTATACCACTCCTTTCATAATTTGGTTTGTATAAATTTTTATTAATATTCTTATACAAGACTGACCTTTGACCAGCCCCCATATTATCATAAAATAATTGTGAACCTGTTTTCTTCTGTTGGAATAATCCCCCAAGAAAACCCTTATCACCTTTACCATTTAAACTTATTGATTCATCAAAATAACTTCCAATAATAGTTGGAAATGGTAATTCACTACCAACAAACTCCAATGCCAATTGTGCTGCACCAACAATCAAATTATTTGGTTTTGTTATACTCCAATTTGGTTGAATGATTGGATTTGACCCTATTATAAGATTATATACATCAAAGGGGTCATTCAAACTTGAAACAGTCTGATCAAACTTCTTGATGATATCATATTTTGTTGTTAATCTTGCAACCCTATCATTAAAATAATTTGTTAAAGCCTTTGCACCCAATCTTGTAATGTAAGAATCAGCAGATAAATTGGACTTGGTTTCAGCATTGTCTGTAAGTATGCCAAATGCTGTGTATTTAGATGGTTTGAAACTATTAACCCCTACACCCCAATAATATAATATTCCCTTCTTTGGTAAATTTGCATCAAACCACTTATCATCATTTTCAATATAAATTGCTGAATCAGTTAAATCATCTTCTGTTGTATAATAATTTTCAAATATATCCTCCTTTAAATATTTCCTATTAATCTTTAATGCAACAGAATTTTTTATACTATATTCACCGTAATTTGTTTTGGTATTATTTAATACATTTACATCTTGTGTTTGAATATACCCACCAACCCTACCATATTGATTTTTACCATATAACTCATTTGCATATATTGGCTGGTCAATTAATTTATCAGGAGAATCAACAACATTTAATATCTTTGAAAAAGGTGATACCTCATAGTTAAATGGAGGACTACTCCCAAGGGGAGTTTTCTTGTAAGGTGCTAAATTTTTTGTTATTAAAAACTTCCTAAATGTATCACTATTTCCAAAATCCAAAGGGCTTCTCATTATCTTTTATATATAAATATAATTAGTTGGGGTTTTAATGTTATTATTTATTTGGTTCACTAATAGTTAATTGGCTACCAAAATAATTATCTTTTGAATTTAAAATAACTTTATCTACTTGACCCATTGGTTTAACCACACCAGTTGCATCCATCATCTTATGAATAACATCTATATTAAGTTTGAACTCTGTATTGTTAATCTTTGTGGTTTCTTTCTCCTTCATGTATGTCAAAATCTGGTTATTCTTATCATAGTCTGCCCCACCAGTTCCACCTGTACTTGTTGGTGCAATTGACCCAACATTAGGTGTAACCATATTTGCACCAAATTTAAAAAAATTATCAAAACCACTTTTAACCCAACTATCATTATACCCACCTTTTTCAGCTGCTTTTGATAAATGCTCTAAAATCTTATCCACACTTGGTATAAAGTTTGTTATTACTTTTTCCATTCCTGTTGTGAAGTTTGTTGTCCCCCTAAACAACTCAGTAAAATCTGTATATGTATTTTTCAAGAAAGACCTCATATCTTTCGCCTCTGGAACTAATTCATAGAAAGTATCATAAACTGGTTCAACAAATTTACCTCTTGTTTCTTCTTGAAATTCAGCAATACCAGGTGTCCCAACTGCTCCAAACAAAATCTTATATTTTATTGCTTGAACATCATTCTTTATAATATCTGTAATACTCATTGATTCTCTTGCAAGGTCTTCCATTGTCTTTGGTTTTTCATTTGATAAGTCTTGCAATTTACTTATTTGTTTATCTGTTAATTCTGAAACTTTTTTTGCAATTGATTCACCTGTCTTCTCATCCTTAACATTAATAACATATTCACCCTTATCATTTAAATAAGATAAATTGGCAATAAACATTTTCTGATCATCTGTAATATCAAATTTAAAATCTATCTCTGCTGCTCTCTCATTAAACTCTCTAAGAGCTATTGCCATCTTCTTAATCTTATCTGCACCAAGACCTGATGCTGTGCCAAGTTCATTAAACATTCCCATTGCAGATGGATTTATTTCAATCCTACCTGTTTCTGCATTTAACTCTGTGAACATCTCCCCAGCCTTTGCAATACTATTGATAAGACCTTCTGGTTTATTTAATGAACTATTCATCAATGCAAATGGATCTGCCAAATCACCCATAAACACTCCCAACCTTTGAAATGCTGCTGCTGTTTCAACCGCACCCTCAATATTAAAAACCTTATCAGCAAATGATTGAATGGATTGCATATCAACTTTAAGCATTGCTGCAGTTGCTGCCATCTTTGAAAATCCAAGAACACCCTCCTTAAAATTAAATCTATTTAATAAATCAACATTAGTCACAACCTCTTTCATCACAACTTTTGCATTCATGCCAATACTATTGACATAACTTATTGATTTTTCAACTTCACCACCAACTTTAGCAATTGATATACCTACATCAGAAAAATTCTTAGTAAGTGTACCAAAACTCTCCCCCAACAAATCTGATGTGGCATATAATTTTTCATAAACATCAGGTGAGAAAATAACAGTTCTTGCAAGAGCTGTACTTGTTTGCTCAACCATTTCAACAATTTCACCAATATCACCCCCCAATCTTCTAACAAGTGGTGCTGTGTCAGCTATAACCCCCTTAAACTCATTAACTCTTGACCTACCAAGAAGAAAACTTTTACTTAAATTAGAAGATTCAGCATCTAAAGCAACCAAAGCACCAGTGAAATTAGTCATCTCTGCTATTTGTTCCTTTAGGAAATTAGGATCAAGACCAAAAAGTTCCTTTTGTACCCCACCTATACCACCTAATATTGAATCATAAAGTCCTGCCATAAAATATAATTTATATATATAAATAGAATAAGGGATGATTTTTTACGTCATCCCTTATTATTATTGTTGTTGTTAACATCCTCTGTCCACTTGCTTATCAAGAATTTCCGAAGAAATATTGGCATAATCAAGAACTCAGAATATGAAACATGTAAAAGTTTTTTTAAATAATAAAATTCTGTTGATTGTGATAGCCTATAATCCGAAGAAAGGGCGAAAGAACTCCACCCCAAACCCAGCATTCACTGTGGTCATATCTCCTGATGGGGTCTTGATATCTTTTTTCATATTAAGTTTAGGTTCATTTTCAACCAAATATCTACGAACAAATTTTGAATCAGCAATTGGCATATTCTCCACATATTTAACAATGTTTGTCTTATCAACATCACCATTAATTTCAACAATCTCCCTGGATAATCTTAATGTAACTCTTGGTGCTACCCTAGTAGGGGGGTAATTGTCAATTATTTCATTTACCTCCAATATTTCACCATATGTTAAAGGTTTCAATTTAACCACATCACCACTCTTTGGTAATGTAACAGTATATGTTCCATCATCATTTGGCTTATTACCAGGTTCAATATTTAACTCACCCAAATCAACAGTTGCTTTAAAAGATTTCCCTGTCTTTGGATCAGTAACTGAAAGTTCAATATCTGAACCAAAAGAAGTATTTCTCAAAAAGATTAGAATTGCTTCTATATCACTTTCAATCATATCCTCTGGTCTTATATCATATTCATATATTTTGTTTTTTAAAAGTTGTAATGTGAAATTCTTGCTATTACCTAACAATAGATTCTCATCAGCTGCTGTCAAATAACCAACCTTAACTGCTTTCTTCTTGTTTTTGTAAAATATGCCACCAGAAGGTAATTGAACCACATCATGGGGTAAATCAAAATTTGATTGCCCATATTCTTTAGATTTATCTTCCATAGATTTTATTTTAAAAATAGATTTAAATTGAATAAAAGAAAATAGTTAAATAAAAAATCCATATGTAAATGTTAATACATAAACATATGGATTTAATCCTAAAAATACTTAATAAGTATTAATAAACCAATATACACCTATCTGGTTGAATACTAACACTAATTCCTGCAATATTGTCTGAACTATAGCTTAAACTTCCAAAGTCAACACTAGTCAATATACAACCTTCAAGTAACCATTTTTCAATGACAACACCTGTTGGGTCAAGCATTTCCAATGTTAAATTTTGCTTATATCCTGCAGCGTAACCAGATCTACCTGTAACTGATTCAGCATGTAATCTAACCCATTCCATTAAGGCTTGTGAAGCTGATGGACCAATTGGATCCCTAAACTTAACACTAATAGGATCCCATTTAAATCTTCCTGACACAAATGTTGATGTATTCAAGAACTGTATTTCTGTTGAACCTATGCTAATCTTGGGTCTTGCTGCTGTTTCAACAAACCATTCATTTATACCCATACTTGCTGGAAACCTCAAAATGAACCTATTTTCCCTTTTTGGTTCATATGGTAAGGGCATTTTCATCAATAAATCAGCCATATTCTATTTTTTTAATTTTTTTTATAATATTTATTGTTATCTTTGTTGTAAGTCTGTTCTTACACATTTAATAAATATCAAGTAAATAGAAAAAATATGGATTTAATTAATTTTTTTACAATAGATAATAAATCAGGTTATAAAACAAAGGAATCTTTTCTTAAAAAAAACCATAATGATTTGTATTATGAAATACTAAATTACACCTCACATTTTGAATCTATATCCTTTAAAATAAAAATATGGCATTACATTCATAAAGTAAAAGAAGTTCCAGTATGTAAGAAATGTGGGGTTCAACTTAAATTCAAAAGATCCATTACTGAAGGATATGGAATATATTGCTCATTGCTTTGCACAAATTCTGACATTAACCATATCAATAATGTTAAGATAACAAATAATGAAAAATACGGTGGAAACACACCAATCCATTCTAATGATATAAAAAAGAAGATAATGGATACAAATATGGAAAGATATGGATTTTCCAATATGTTCCAAGATTTAGATAGAATTAAAGAAAAAACACTTGAAAAATATGGTGTTAATCATACATCAAAATTAAATCAAACAAAAGAAAAAATAAAAGAAACAAATATTAAAAGATATGGTGTAAGCACCCCAATTCTACTAAATGAAAGTAGAAAGAGTAGAATAAAACAAGGTATTGCTAATTTTGAAAAAAAATACAATCATCTAACCATCATAAGTCCAAGTGGCAAAATGGTTGAGTTAGTGTGTGATGTATGTAAAGAAAATTATATAATATATAGAAATACATTACATTATAGGCATGATAATAATATTAATCCCTGCTCAATTTGTAACCCTATTGGTGAATTATCTTCAATCAAAGAAAATGATTTATGTCAATTTTTAACAAAAAATGGAATTGAATTTATAAAAAATGATAGAGAGATATTAAAAGGACAAGAAATTGATATCTACATCCCCAACCATAATTTGGCCATTGAATTCAATGGGGTTTACTTTCATTCAAATGTATTTAAAAAAGACAATTATCATTTAAAGAAGACAGAAATTTGCAATTCAAATAATATTCAGTTAATTCACATCTTTGAAGATGAGTGGAATAATAAGATAGAAATTGTTAAAAGCATTTTATTAAATAAACTAAATAAAGTTTCAAATAAGATTTATGCAAGGAAATGTGAAATAAAATTGGTTAAAACAAAAGATAAAACAAAATTCTTAAATGAGAATCACATTCAAGGAATGGTTGGAAGTTCTGTTAATCTTGGATTATATTATAATAATGAATTGGTTTCATTGATGACCTTTGGTAAGAAAAGACTTGCTCTTGGAAATAAGAAATCAAATAATGATGAATATGAACTTATTAGATTCTGCAATAAACTAAACACCTCTGTGGTAGGGGGCGCTTCAAAATTATTAAATCATTTCATTAAAACTTATAATCCAGTTGAGATTTTAAGTTATGCTGATAAAAGATGGAGTAATGGAAATCTATATAAAAAATTGGGCTTCATTGAAGTTAAATCAACTAGCCCAAATTATTTTTATGTTGTTAATAAGAAAAGAAAAAACAGGTTTGAATTTAGAAAAGATGTTTTGGTTAAAGATGGTTTTGATTCAAGTAAAACAGAATTTCAAATAATGGAAGATAGGGGTATTCCAAGGATTTATGATGTTGGTAATTTCCTATTTAAATTAATTTTATGAAATTATCATTTTTGTTCAAAAAACACTATTTACTTTTTTTATCAAGCGATTTAATTTTGTATTATTATATAACTATTATTAATAATAATATTACTATTATATAATTAATTATCTTGATTAACTTTTTCTTTTTCTCCTTTATTAGTTGAATATATTGTTAATCCTTTTCTATTAACTTTATCTTTCATAACTTCAATGTTTTTAGGATCATCATCAGAAAATCCTATTGTAAAATTAAGTATATCACCTTTTTCTCCAACCATATCATTTTTAAAGTAAAATGCTTTTTTAACTTTCTCTGCCATTGCTTCACAATAATCATAGAATTCATTTAATGCTTTTACTTTCTCAATTTCAGGATTTGCTGCACTACCAGATCCAAATGATACAGGATAGAATTTACATAAATCCAAATATTCATCAATGATGTCATCATATTGATTTTCTGGTGCAACTAAATCTCTATATTTTTGTAGATTTTTAATTAATTTTTGTTCATCAATTCCATGAAAACCATTTGTTATATATTTCTTAACACCTTTCTTTAATGTTTCAGGATTATGCCCCCTTGCTGTAATAATGGAAAAAATTGAACCATTATTAATTGCTTCCTCAAAATCATCAAATGCTGGTCCTTTCTTTGCTATAAGCACATCAGATAAAAAAACTTCATCTCCTTCAACTCTAAACTGTCTAAATGGATTTTCAGCATAACCAACAATGGTTGTTCCTCTATACTTAAAGTCATTCTTTCCAACTTCTGATCTATATTTGGCAAAATCATGGGTTGACATACCAACTTCATCACCAACATCATCCATTAAGATGATTTCAGTTGGCATAAAAACAATATTGTCATCCCAATCAAATGCATAATATTTCATATCAGGTGTGCCTTTCTCATAAAAATCCTCAAGTAAATTCATAATAATTTTTTTTATATAAATATCATTAAGTAATTAAATTAAAATTCTTCAATAATAATTGGAAGGTTTTGTGTTTTAAATTTCCAAAACTCTGCCATAAATTGTGCTCTAAACTTATATTTTGGGTCTGTATGATATCCAGATTCGTAAACACACTTGCATATGCTTTCATATAACTGTTTCTTTGGTAATTTATAATTTGCTTTCTTGCATTCATAATATCTTCCAGAATTTAATACTTTTGCCCAAGCCTCAATTCCTTCTTGAGTATTTTTTGCACTCATAAATTTTGCTTTCATAGTTACATTTTTTCCCCTTATCACCTCATAGGTTTTATATGTGACAGAACCATACCCCTTAAATGCCTTCATTCCCCCTGCATTTGCGTGCAGTCGCCATAAGTTGCTCTCAATGCCATTAGTGGTTGCCTCAATGATAAAGAATGAATACAGCATAGATATGGGGAATTCTGTCAATAGATGTAAATTCATTAACATACTCTCATAATGAAATGCCATCCACATTCTCCTCATCTGAACCAATGTTGCATTTTCCAAATTTCTAAATCCATTGGTTTTTAGATGTTTTCTTAATTCAGTCTTATCCATATTCCGGATATCATAAACATATGACCTTTTTCCATAAGAATCCTCATCAATTATTGTAACACCTTCAAGTGCATCATTTTCTGGTATAATTGATTCTGTTGTATCAACTTTCACCTTAATGGGTTCAATAACCTTTTCAATAAAAACTGTTTCAATTTTTGTTTGTGCTGGTTCAATGTTTGGAATGATTGATTGGGGTGTGTATTTAAACTTGTTTGGAGAATTCACTAATCCTAAGAAAAATGAAAAAAGTAAACCAAATACAATATAAATTGGTAGATTATTTCTTTCTTTTGTTTTTTTAATATTTGTTTTCATCTGTTGATTTTTATATATTAAAAAAATAAAAATATGTAAACAATAAGTAAATGAATGTGTTATTTTATTGCAATAAAAAACCCCCCACTTCTACATTGAGGTGGGGGGTTAATGTTGCAAAAATCCATCATTATGCACCATTATGATACTTAATGATGAAAAAATCCATCATTATATATCTTCAAACGAAGCACCAGTAGGGGTTATAATAAATTCAAGATTTATAAATTCAAGTGAGGAACTTGGCTTGATATAGATTTTACCACTCATTGTATTTCTATCAATATCCTCTGGGTCATTTGAAACTGTAACACGGAAATCAGTAAGACCACGATCCCTTCTAATACCATCTAGGATTGGATTTACTGTATCCAAAAACTGTTGGCGGACTATCTGGTCATTTTGTTCAAAAAGTAGCCTCACAGCAACCGCAGAGATTAATTTACGTGCTTGTAGTAATAGCCTACGAACATTAATTCTGTTTAATGCTGATTCCCTAATTTGCAAGGTTTTATTTCCCCAAATTACAGTATTCACATCAGAGAATGTTGCAATTGGATTTATTCTTCCTTGATATAAAGTATCCCTATCATCTTGTGTTAACTTTAATCTTGCTTTAACTGAATTAACTAAACCCCTATTATAACCTGCTGATGCAAACCAAGGGAAAGCTACATTGTCAGTTAATGCCAAGTTTCTACAAACTTCTGCTGTTGGTGGAATATACACTTGTGTATTATTCACTTGGTCTCTAACCAAAATCCAAGGGTAATAAGTTGCTGTATAATTTGAATCAATGTTTGTTTCCTCCAATGATACAATAGATTCTTGTGGGTAAATAACATCATTCACATTTGTTGTTAAAAGATTTGCATCAGGTGTTGTAACAATATAAATAGCATCTGCTCTATCAGTTTCAACCATATCAATGGCATTTTCAACCAAGTTGCTATTATTCACATAATCTATGCCTGGGGTAACAAACACATTTATATTTGTTGATTCTGGATTTTGGAATGTTAAAATTCCTTTGTAATATGCATAATAATCTGTTGTTGCAAAATCAACAGTACCATCACCTTCTGTTATTTCCTTAAATGTTCCTTGACCAGTTGCAGCAGCATATTTGCCAGGAATAGATAATGCTCCCCTCATGTAGTCTGTCCCACCAATTTGATAAGAATCACCATTTGTTCTTTTTTCAGAATAAACATCCCAACCATCAAATCCACCTTCAAACATCAATGTAAACTTTCTTGAATATAGGTAATAGTATGGACTTGTATTATCCTCTGGTTCAACATTGAAACTTCCTGTACCAACCTCAAAAGCTGTTTGACCACTTGTTGTATAAGCATTTGCAATGGTAACAACTGTTGCACCTGAATCCATATGGAAACCTTTTGTAACCACATTCCATTCTGACCCATCTGCAATAATGCTATTTGGATTTTGTTTTCCCTTATAATTTAATAATGAATTATCATATCCATAACTTGTTGAGAAACCAAGATATGTCCTTTTAACATTGTCAGCAGGAACAGTATTTGATGATGCAAATGGCTCATTATATACCACCTCATTATTGAAATAATATTTTGTCTTATATAAAACAGTTGGGGATAATTTTGTTCCGTACTGTCTGTGGGGATAACCCATAAAACCACAAGGGATTGCATCAGATGGGAATTCATCTCCCATTTCAAGCATAATATATTTTGAAACTAAATTATATTTGCCATCACTT